AGCAAGGGAGTGCGAGTTGGTGTGGTGTCAGCAGATGGAGATATCTCCTACGGTCCATTACTTTATAGCGATGCTTCCTGTAATGACGTATCTTTTGCTGATCGCTTTGCTTATGTAACTACTACGGTAGATGGCGAAGCAGGGTTGCTTCGCATAGACTTATCCACAGTTATCGGTAACGCAATTCTATTTCCTTATGCTTGGGACTTAATTGCCTCTGGTATTAGTGCTGCTGCTAATCAAGTTGCTTTCTTTGGCAACTCAGATCGTATAGCATTTACTACAGGTAATGATGTTTGGGCTGAATCAACTACATCATTAGTGGCTAGTGGTTATCTACAGACTGGTTACATCAGATATAACACATTAGAAAATAAGATATTTAAGTTCTTACTACCAAAAATTGATACCGCAAACGGTGCTTTCCAGATTAACTCAGTAGATAGTTCTGGAGCAGAATACAATATTGGAACCTTTGCACAAGGTACTGGTGTAGAAGAAATTGGTATTCCATATCCTGCCAGCGCTCAACAGTATTTAGCGTTTAAGTTTACAGTAAGCAGATCAAGTACCAACACCTTGCTAGGACCTTTGTTTACTGGATACCAGATTAAATCTTTACCTGGCGTACCACGCCAGCGCTTGATTCAATATCCTTTAGCTTGTTATGACCACGAATCAGATGCCTTTGGTAATGAGGTTGGTTATGACGGCAGAGCCTACGACAGATTGTTTAACATAGAAACTTTGGAAAGCCAAGGCAATACTGTTAGAGTTGAGGATTTTCGTACCGGAGAAGTTTACATTGGATTGATTGAAGAAATGGATTTTGTAAATAAAACTCCAACGGATAAAAGGTTTACTGGATTTGGCGGTATTTTATTAGTAACAGTTAGGACGGTTTAATGAGTGCCTCCGACTGGGTTATTTTTGTATCTGGACTTCTAGGTGTACTGGCTACTGTCAGTATGGGAATCCGATGGATGGTAAAATCTTTTCTAATGGAACTTCGTCCCAATGGCGGATCAAGTATGAAGGATTCCGTTACTAAAAATACCCTTCGACTAGAAAGACTAGAGAACAGAGTTGATGACATCTACCGACTACTACTGGAGAACAAATGATACCGTTAGCAAAGGCTGCAACACCGGCTGCGATTGCTGTGCTTCGTCAAGCGACAGCTCTGAGGCCAAAGCGCAAGAAGGCATCAGATGGTTTGCTGCCAAGCAAGGCCCATTTATCCAGAAGTCCTAACTCAGACCACAACTCAGGATTTGCCTGCGATTTAACCCACGATATAACAAATGGCATTGATTGCCGTCAGGCATACATAGAATTACAGAGTGACCCAAGAGTCAAGTATCTAATTTTCCAAGGCCGTATCTGGTCTAAGGAAAAAGGAGATCGTGAGTTCGGCGGTTATGCACATCCACATCATCTTCACATATCAATCAAGGAAGACTGCGGGAAGGATACTTCCCCTTGGTTTCCTTGGCTTGGTAAGGCGAAGGTAATAAACAAAGTAAAGGCTAAGGTAAAACCTTTACCTAAAAAGGAAGGCTAATATGAAGATCAATCAGAAGCAGGTTATGTTTGCATTGACAGGATTTCTTGTAACCTGGCAGGCAACAGGATTTGACCTTGACTATCGTTCAATCTTGTCAAGTATTATTGCATCAGGTGTGGCTGGAGCCTCACCAAAGAAAACAGTTAAAGCCTAAGTTTTACTGCGAGGCAAAGGGCCGTTCCCGTAAGGGGCGGCCCTCTTTTTTTATGCCTTAAATTAGTGAGTCTTGGTCATTATCTACTGGAGTAGGTAGAGTCACCAGATTCCCACAGTTAAGGCACTCGGCATCCAGGAAGTAGAAGGCTAATTCACTATCCTCAAAGGAGCCGATCATTACAAAAAGTCCATTACCACATATACATTTATGAGTAGGAGTACCTCGGAGATCTATGCCCCGCTTATCAGGGAGGTGAGCCTCCCAAATATTCTTACCCACACAATCACCCTACCTCGTAGAAAAAACGGCCCGACACGCCTTAAAGCAGGGCGATTTAGGCCATTCTAGACGGTACTATATGGGTGGCCTCAAGCCACCCCTGTACTGTAACTCGCCTATGGCTCGTATTGTACACACATTCTCCGGAGCGACACGCCGAGGGTGACACACAATGTTTGGATTACTTCTCTGGTGGGAGTACACTCGCTCTTAGGAGGAACGATGAATGTAATAGATGAACTAATCACGGCGCTACGGAACAAAGATTCCGGTCGCGCCAGATCACTACAACCAGAGATCGGTCCATCGGAGTTAGGTTCGTGCCGTAGAAAAGTATTCTACCGGTTAAATTCACAACCTGAAACTAACACCAATGACCTTAAACTCGCAGCGATTATGGGTACTGCTATTCATACTGAGATAGAAGCAGCTTTAAGTAAGGCAGATCCGCAGGGTATTAAGTTCTGGCTTGAAACTGAAGTAGCTTTCAATGGTATGAAAGCACACGTTGACTGCTACATACCTGAAGAAAAGATGATTGTGGATTGGAAGACAGTAAAGTCCAAGACACTAGGATACTTCCCAAGTAAGCAACAGATCTGGCAAGTCCAGACATACGGATACCTGATGAAACACGGTGCAGGTAATCCTGTTGACACAGTAGCACTGGTGGCTATATCCCGTGATGGTGATGAGCGCGATGTAATTATGCACTCAGAACCATATAACGAATCAATCGCGCTAGAAGCACTTGCCTGGTTAGAGGAAATCAAAGCAACAGATACAGTTCCAGAACCAGAGAAGGATGCAGTTTCTTACTGCCGGTTCTACTGTAAGTTCTATGATGAATCTGGTGAGGTTGGTTGTACTGGTATAAAAAAAGATGAAGCACCTATGGTGCGTCTTGCTGAGTATAGTGCTAGTAATGCAGCAGTTCAATACCTTGATACAGATCAGAAGATAAAAGAGTTGACGAAGATCAAGGATGAGATTAAGGTTCTGCTAGAAGGCCACACTGGAGTTACAGATGACGGTATTCAAGTTAGCTGGACACCAATTGCCGGAAGGCGCACAGTGGATTCTGATGAAGTAGAAAAGTTACTTGGTTTTCTACCAACAAAGACAGGTAAAGAAAGTCTCCGGCTTGAAGTCAAGTCGGTTAAACAAACGGGAGGAACTGATTTAGATGGCGAGTGATCCAAGCACAAAGTTACAGATTAACTTTAAGTGGGAAAAAGATGGGGATATGATAAATATCTATGCTGCTAATCAAGCAGAGCTTGAACAACATCTTACTACCATTCAAGATCTTGCTACTCTAATTATGTCAACATCACAATCATTACGTGGAGTGGCATCTCTTAGACCAGCATCATCAATAACACCTTCAGCACCAGCATCTGCACCATCAGCAGCTTCTGCTAGTGCTGCTGCTAATGCACCAGATTGCCGTCACGGTAGAATGACTTACCGTGAAGGTGTAGGAAATAAGGGACCTTGGAGAGGTTATATGTGCGCGGCTCCTAAAGAGTCAACGGACAAATGTAAAAACATTTACCTGTAGTCGGGGTAAATATGTTGCCACCTTGGGAATTTGAAAACCCACCCTGTAGAGAAATGGGTACGGATGTTTTCTACGCAGATCAAACAGTTGGTGCGACAACCAAGTACGGATTTAGACAGTTGGCAACTGTTAAAAAAGTATGTGGTAACTGTCCGTTCCAGAAAGATTGTTTAGACTGGGGAGTAAAGCACGAATCCTTTGGTATCTGGGGTGGGGCTACAGAGTATGAACGAAGTATGATCCGAAAGAAAACAGGAACAAAGTTTAAGTCATTGGAGAATCACTTTGCTTGATTTACAGCGAGCGTGGAAAGGTACGCAGTCTAAGGCTGTGCCTCTTCCCGATGCGTGGCGCTCACTAGCAGCCAAGCAGATCAAGTTCCGTAGGGGACAGGTCTGTATGGTTGCAGCGCAACCAAATGCTGGTAAATCTATGTTTGCTTTGATCTATGCAATTAAAACCAAAGTTCCAACCTTATTCTTTTCTGCTGATACTGATACAACTACAGTTGCAATCAGAGCAGCAGCACATTTAAGTAACCACAGTCAGTTAATGGTAGAGCAGAACTTGGAGCTAACTCCAAACTTCTATCGTTATCAGTTAAGTCAGCTCGGTAATATCCGTTGGGTATTTAATCCGTCACCTAGTCTGGATGATATCGAGCTGGAAGTTAAGGCATACATAGAACTTTATGGTATGCCACCAGAGTTAATAGTTGTAGATAACTTGTCTAACGTGGTAGCAGAACAAGAGAACGAGTGGTCTGGACTTCGGACAATTATGACTGAGTTCCATCACCTTGCTCGTACTACCGAGGCTTGCTTGCTGGTGCTTCATCACACCAGCGAACAGAGTGAGTTTGGTAAGTCTGATTTGCCACCACCTAGACGGGCTATTCACGGTAAGATTTCACAGTTACCTTCACTGATAGTTACGTTGGCTTTTAATCCAATGGAATCTATATTAAGAGTTGCTCCAGTCAAGAACAGATTTGGACCACACTCTGCTGATGGAAGCGATTACGCTTCCTTATTTGTAAACTATTCGACTTGTCAAATCGGAGACTCCGATGCACAAGGTAGAAGTTATAGACATTCAGCGATGGGAGAGTTATGAACATAGAATTATTTTGGACAGGTGTTGCACTGATTGCAGTATGGCAGATTGTTACTTACGTTAAATCAAAACTACACGAGGTTATTATGATGCACCAGTTTGAGTTATGGGCAGAAGAACTTGAAGATGCAAAGCCAGTCAAGAAGGTAGCGAAGAAGAAATAATGTCAGAAGTATTCCATCCTTGCAGCCTTTGTAATGCTCACGCATCTTTCTATAAAGATCCAGAGCAATCTATTAGAGAGGCTGTAGCGTTGGAGATTGCAGAACTTATAGTCAAAACATTTGTAGGTGAAAATGGCAAGTCAGGCTCGTAAACATAGAGGCTACCGCTCTCAGAAAGTACTTGCTATGTACTTAGCGGAGAACGGTTTTCCCTTTGCTGAAAGCACTGGAGCCGGAAGATCAGGCTCTGATGTCACTGGTACGGTGGGTATTGACTGGGAGGTCAAGGCTCGCACAGGCTTCTCACCTGCGGAAACGATGCGACAGATGAAGGACAGGGCTAAGGATGGGGATATCCGTATCGCTGTGCTACGTCTGAACGGTCAAGGTGAGAAGTCAATCAGTGACTGGGTATGTATGTTAACGGTAGAACAATTAGTCAACCTGCTACGAGATGCAGGTTATGGAGATAACACCAGCAGTAATTTATTTGACCAAGGATACAATACAGGTTGGGAAGCAGCACACGAATACTACTACAAGGAAGAGGATCAAATGCCAGTACCAGAGGGAATCATTACAACAACTGAGATACTACAAGCAGTAGTACCACCAGAACCAGAGGTAGAAGATACCGAAGAGGAAGCAGAAGATGCTAAATAAGTACGAGGTTATTGGTAGGGAACGAGTAGTCTATAAAGGTGTTGTTCTTGCTAATTCATCAGATGAAGCAGAGGAAAAGTTTAGAGGCTACTTAAAATATCCTACTGCTGTAAGAAGCTATGAGATGTTTGTATCCGGTATCGAGTTGGAAGTACAACCAGTAACAGAAGAAGAATAAGTTGAATGATTTTAGGATACGCCGTAGTAAAAGAAGTTTCTCTTCTAGGGAATCTATACCAATAGAACCTGTTGTTGCTTACTACGGTGGGGAAACAAAAGAGGGAAAGAATGTAAGTGTGCGCTGCTTCTTACACGAGGACACTCGCAAGAGTGCAGTGATAGATACAGTTAAACAGGTTTACTTCTGTCATACTTGCGCTCAGGGTGGGGATGCAATCGCGCTTATTAAGATTAAAGAGGGAGTGGATTTTAAGGATGCTAAACTTATCGCAGTTAGAATCATTGAAAAGTCAGGCGTTGGAATACTGCGAGGGTCGGGATCAAAGAACAACAGATTACCTAGAAGGACGTGGGATCTCTAGCCAGACAGCAGATAACAAGTGGCTTGGAACTATTATCAACAACCATCCAGGACACGAAGGCCATCAAGGATGGCTATCAATTCCTTATGTAACTCTATCTGGAACAGTAGCTGGATATAAGTTCCGTAGATTAGATGATGGTTCACCAAAATATGGCTCACCTACTGGACAGAAGACTCATCTCTATAATGTTACAGATATAGATAAGGATTCAGATACCATAGTTCTTTGCGAGGGTGAGTTAGATACGATCGTTTGTTCTGAGCTATTAGATATACCAGCAGTAGGTTGTCCTGGGGTAGCCAGTTGGAAGCCACACTATGTAAAGATGTTAGAAGGGTA